TTATACCAAGTTTTCATAAAATATTCCCATATTTATTTCATATATTTCAAAATTATATACAAATCTTTCATCTTCCTCATTTTTAATTTCATATTTATATATTGCCTTTTTCTTATTTAATCCATAACTAAAATTTATTTGAATTATTTTTGTATTTTGATCATACTCTTTTCCTATCAATGTATGATTTTGAGATATATTACATATATATGCTAAATTCCTTGAATGTACATAGTTTTTATTTCCTGCGTTCATTTCCACGTTTATTTTTCCAGCATTTGTTTCTAAATATAAATCTAATCTTTTACCTCTTGTATTTAAATTCCCATTTATTAACTCTACATTATTTATTTTTATTTGTTTGATTTCTACATTTAATATATATTCTAAATAATATTTTAATAATTCAATATTATCTTTTTTTAACATTATTTCTTTGAAAGCTCTATCATATTTACATGTATAAAATTTTTTCATTTTCTACATCCATTTATATCCCCAAATGGTTTTAGGTATCTTTTTTATCGGATGATCTTTTTTATCATCAATATACTCAATTTCGCTTAATTCTTCATAGTCATCTGCGGAATTAGTAAAGCATCTTCTAATATAACTATTCCCTCCATCAACACTACAACAACCGCATTTACAAGTCACAAAATCGTGAGTGTTTTTTGATATTATGATATCACCACAATGTTTACATTTAATTGAATTCTTTATTATCTTTTCTATCATAAATACAACCTCTAATATATTTTATCACTTATTTAGATATCACACAAATCTAAAGGCATAAAAAAAGACCTAACCCAGAATATGAGTTAGTATCTTTATAACTTATTTTACTCTTAATTTTTGACCTGCATAAATTGTATCAGAAGTTAAACCATTTAATTTTTTTATAGTAGTGTACATATTTCCATTATTATAATATTTAACTGCTATATTCCATAAACAGTCACCTTTTTTCACTGTATAATATTCAGCACTAGATTGGCTTTTAGATCCAAGTATTTCATTAACTCTATTTTGTACAGCCGAATAATCATAGCCTGCAGCAGTTAATCTATTTTTACGATCTGTTCCATTTCCCCATGATCCATTAATAACTTCGTGAGCCAAAGTATCTACTGACTTTGTATTAGTTGGTGTACTAGGTGTTGATGTATTACCACCAGCTTTACTATAACCATTTAAACCATGTTGTTTCATTAAAGCAGGATAGTCATAATAAGCATAGTTTTGATCTACTGTTCTACCTGCTACAGTATGACTTCTTATATAATTAGTTTCGCCTCCAAATTGTGTCATTCCACAATTATAACCAGTATAAGCTACTGAACTCCAACGAGCCATCCACCAATCATACTTTGAATTTAAAGTCTTACCATGACAATAGTTGTTGTAAAAATCCACATTGGTATATACAGAGAACCAATAACCAGCACTTTCGATAATTTCCCCAAAAGCTCTGATCATAGCATCGTTTGTATCTTTAGATAATCTTTTTTGACATTTATCTTCCATATCTAAACATATAGGATATTCGAATTGTTTACCTTTTAAAAATCCTAATAAGGCCCTTGCTTCTGATTTTGCTTGTTCTACTGTAGTAGCATATGAATACAAATATGCTCCTACAGGTATTCCTAATGATTTACATTGTGAGTAAAAAGTTTCGAATTGATTATCTTTAGTAGTAGAAAAACCTGCTCTTAAAATTGCAAATTCTACTCCCTCACTTTTTGCTTTGGCTAAATCAATTCCTCTTTGCCAAGTTGAAATGTCTATTCCCCATCTTTTCATAATTAATTCCTCCTATTCGATATTATTATTTTCTAAATTGGCAGTACCCTCTGTTCCTGTTGGTACTTCTACATAATCTTCTGGTAGTTGTTCTACATATTCAGTATCTGATATACGATCTTCAATTACCTTTGTTTCTTTTTCTTCCATCTAACCATCATTCCTTTCTTTAGAATCTATATCTACACCTGTGTTAGTGTCGATACCTAAAATAACTTGTAATTTTGCAAAACAATCAGTTGTATATTTTTTATAAGCTGTTAATGTAATCCCCACTATTTCTAAAAAAGTAATAAGATCATTTGGAACACTTACATTAATTCTTAAAAGAATTATTGGTAGCACCTCAAGACAAAAACAATATGCTAAAAAAGATAAACAAAAAAGAAATGCTTTTAACATTCCTTTACCTATCTTTTTCCATTCAAATTTTGTTTTTTGACTACCAATAACTGCACCTAGTACTGTATTAGTTATATATAGTACCCCTAATACAGCTAATAGCATCGCTATTGTTATTAAATTATTTAACATATCTCAAATTCCTCCTATTCATGAGATTTTTGTAATAGATATTCTTCTATATCATTTATTCCTTGAGTTACTGGGCCATTGCATCCTTGTTCCTTTAATCCTTTTAAACAAGCCAATTGACCTCTTATTAATAGATTAAATTCATCTTTGCTGCTTTGAATATAATCTTCATGAACTTTATCCTTTTTTTCTAATGAATCTATTCTATTGTTCATAGCAATGAATTTATCTTCAATTTTCTTTTTATACCATCTATACATTGCTATGATAGGTGTTGCAATTGCTGTTATTAATCCACTAGCAAATAATAGAAATGTATAAAATTGACCTAATGTTACAGTTTCCATTAAAACCCTTGTTTTTATTCTTCTGGTTTATCAGGGAATTTAACATCATAAGGAAAACCTTTTTGATTAGGTAGATCCCTTAATTCCTGTCTATATTTCGCCCAAGATCCATTTTTAATATTAGATAAAGTTTTAAAAAAATCTTTTAATACTGAAACAACATTTGTTAAAGATATTTCTTGAGGGAAGTTCATTGTTAAGCGATCTAAAATCATATACTTATCACTTTCCTCTAGTAACTTATTTCTTTTTTCTCTTATTTCAGATGCCAAGGAATTTTTTTCTTGTTCTTTTAATGATTCTAACCAATCATTTAAATTATTTTGTATGTGCTCTTCTAGATTATCTCTAAAAGTAGTTGTGATCTTATATACTTTATAAGTAAAAACCTCTACTTCATTGTCTGAATCCTGCTCTTTTCTCATCTCGGATTTAATATCATCAAAAAAAGTAACCTCGATTAAGTTACCTTTTCTATTATCCAAAATAAAACTATTTGCAGGCCTTTCTCTGCTCTCTACTCGCATTTCTAATGACCTCCTTACATTTTTTATAGTTTATATATGGTTTTACATACTTTTGAGTATAATTATAAGAATCACAATGTTTTAACCAACCACTATAACTTAACATAGCCGCTGCATCGTGATAATTCAATTTCTCTTTTTTAGAAATCTTTTTAGCTCGCCTCTTGATCCTTAAAAAGTTACTTCGCCTTAATGTTGTATATCCTCGATAAAATCTATATCCTAAAAAATCTATCGGCCTACTATCAGTTTTAAATAGCTGCCAATTTTCTTTTATAGTTAATGATTCTTTTACTAGAAATTCATCAATAGCATATTTCACTTTTCTTAATTCTTTTTTATTATTTGAAAATAATACTATATCATCCATGTATCTTATGTAATATTTAACATGCAATTCTTCTTTAATAAAATGATCTAGATCCTGCAGATAAAAATTAGCAAACCATTGTGATGTGTAATTCCCAATAGGAACACCCTCTTTAGAACTATCGATAATAGCATCTATTAACCACAATGTATCCTTATCTTTTATGATCTTTCTAAACTTATTTTTTAAAGTTTCTTTGTTAATACTAGGATAAAAATGTTTTACATCTAATTTCAAACAATATTTAGTATATTTCCTATCTTGTACCAAAATTCTTTTTAAGTAATTCATTCCTCGCATTATACCTCTATTTTTAACAGAGGCACAACAAAATTCGTACATTCCTCTCATTAGTAATGATTCAATTTGTAAAATCAATGCCCAATGAATCACTTGATCAGGGTAAAAGTGCGGTTTAAATATTGTTCTTTCTTTTCTATTTGCACCATCTCTTATCTTCATCTCAATATATGGACTAGGATTATACTTTTTTTCTTTCAATAGTTGTTGTACTTGTAAAGCATAGTAAGTCGGCGAATCTAGGATCTTTTCTACCGACTTTCTATGTCCCTTACCTATTGAAGCTTTGGCAATTGCTAATTCAATATTATTTAAATCAATAATCTTTTCGTAGATGTTTCCAATTCTTTTCATATCTGGTCCTCAATTCTTATATTTGCCTGCCAGTCTTTCGAGAAATTTCACTTTATAGAAATAAACCTACTAAACCAACCCAGAACGACTAATTTTTGCCAAGCGGCATGGAAAATGATGTGTAATAAATATTTAAAGGATTAAATGCATTTATAAGTAGTCGAGCTCCGATCGTAGTCCATGCATTAGATGAGGTTTCGTTAAGATTCCAACACCACAAACCACACAAGGTGGATTGATTCCAGTTGCCGCCGACAATAACAGCAATCTATAGACTAGACTGAAACTGACACATCAAGTCCCTATAATATAAGCGGTCGAGCTCCGATGTCGATGCTCGAATGAGCTGAGTCGTAGTAACAAAACCAACACCACAAACCACAACGAGAAATATCAGGCCAAGCTCCGCCGACAAGAGCACAGGCAACATCGAAATCTACACATCAAATCCCTACACATAAGTAGTCGAGCTCCGTTGCTCTCCCAAGTATTAGAAGAAATGTTGTGAACTATCCAACACCACAAACCACATAGAGAGGAGTTAGGCCAAGCTCCGCCGACAAGAGCGAAAACAGAGCAACAACAGAACTACACACATCAAATCCCTATAATATAAGTGGTCGAGCTCCGACATTGGTCCACACCTCCGAAGAAGTGCCATTCAGATACCAATACCACAAACCACAACGAACAGAATCATTCCATTGGCCGCCGACAAGAGTAGTATTAACCAAAAAATCAGAACTGCACACACCAGATCCCTATCGCCTAAAGGCGATTAATTTTATTTATGGGAGGCTGGCCGCCCCCAAACCCCCGCTTACTGGTTTCTAAGAAGTCGAGCTCCGTTGCTCTCCCAAGTAACAGAAGAAATGTCGCGAACTATCCAACACCACAAACCACAAAGAGAGGAGTTAGGCCAAGCTCCGCCGACAAGAGCGATTCGTTTCTCACCAGCACACCAGTAATTATCCGATATATAAGTATCACTACTTCCACCAACTTCTGTGGCCATTGATACTAATGGATGATTAGGATCAAATCCTAATTTTTTAACATAACTATTAGTAACACTAGAATTTGTAAATGATAGTGGTTTATAACTTCCACTAAATGTATCTACTGCATATTTATCACTATCATAACAAATATAAGTTTTATAGTTGTTAATGTTAATTCCATCTACAAATTGCCATATGTTTCCATAAATGTCCTCAATACCTCTATAGATCATAGATGTATTATCTGTTCCATCAACACTACCTGATTTCATACCCAAGAAATTACAACCACCACTATTTATTGGACCTGTATGCGATGAATTAGTATATCCTGGTCCTAATTTCTTTTGAGAGTTATAATCAGCATATTCAACTAAATATAACATCTGTATTATGAAATAGTGCCAATCTAATTGACCGAATCCTACTCCTAAATTTCTCGCATAAGTTCTAAAATTAGTTATGTTTACATTAGTAAGAGGTGCATATCCACTTCTACTATATACTCGTGAACTAGATCCCGACATGGTGTATCGAGCTATCGAGAATTGTTCACTCTTGATATAACCATCTAATTTATTTCTGCAAATATAAATATATTCGTATTGACTATCTCTTGTTCTTTTATAATAAAACTCTGGTATTTTTGTAAATACATCGCCATTAGATCCATCAAATTTAAATGTTGGATCACCATAATAAGCAGTTATTCTTTGACCTTTAACATCATAATTATAAGAAATAATATCAGACCAAGGATAAATACTATCAAAATCGTTACGAACTGGTGTATTTCCTTTTTGAGCATTAGCAATTAAACCAATACTATCTTCTATTCTTTCCCATTCTGATGTAGTTGCAGTTAAACTTCTTCTTACACCTAAAATTTTATTAATGTTTCTATTGTTTTTATTTCCAATATTAATTTGTCCTATCATGAACTACTTACCTCCAATTCCATATTAGCTGTTTTATATGTATATGTAATAGAAATTATCTTGTTTGGCAGTTCACTTGTTACAATCTTAAAACCTCCATCATACGAATAAACATAACCATCATTTAATTTGTTTTGATTATCAATATCCAAATTAACAGTTACAAAAGTATTAGATGTAATACCGCTTTTGATTATATCATATTCATAGGCATTTGTACTAGCATTTAACACCCAATTATTAGGAGTAAGATCACAAGTATCGCTTTTTAGATCATTTTGTACTATTTTATATATATTATTTGCTAACTGTCCTGCTGCATCTTCATCTAGTTGATTTTTAATTTTATTAAACCATTCCTCAAAGGTACTATTCATATCAGCAATAGTGTTTGTAAATATCGCTTGTATTTGTGTGAATAGTCCCTCTGTATCAGGAGTTTGTACTGTAGATATAACATTACCACAATCACTTGTAATAAATCTTGTATCTGTAATCAAATCCGCTGTGATTGTTGTTGTTCCTGCAGGAACACTTATTTTTGCAATTCTTAAATCATATGTTGTTGATGTTCTTACCAAAGCAGGAGCTACTGGATTTGCTGCAAATGTTCCTTTAATTACTTGTGCTGCAATAGTTCTATCTGTTAGATTCCACCTAATAACAATATTATCTATACGATTCAAAACACCATCGGCATTATCGATATTTAATACTTTAATAGCATCATTATCATATCTATAACCATTGATATTAGCAGATCCTTTACTTACATTGACTGACATATCATCGTTTTCGCCTAAAACTTTGCAACCATTGTTAAAGATTCCATTTGTAAAAAATGCTGCCAAATGTCGTGCAAAATCTTCTGCAAAATAGATTCTATCATCATCAACATCATTAAAGAATGTATATTTTTCCATGATTAAATTCCTCCTTTTCTTAATCTTCTTTTTCAGAGAATGTTTCTGCCAATGGATCGCCGAAAGTTGCAAAAATCTTTTGATTTGAATTTTCTATAGTTTCTTCTATTTCAACAATTCGTTTTTTTAAGAATTTCCCCCAACTTTCCTTTTTAGTATTTACTATATCGCCTAAATCCCAACCTGTTTTATAATCTGTTGCATAGGCGGTAACTTCCATAGATTCTACAGGATCAGATAAATTCTCTCTACCTTTTGTTTTCAATACTTCATTGTATTGTGCTGCGGTTAAACCGCTATTACTTTCGGATTTTGCATCTACGAAAGTTTCTCTTAAATCAAAATCACTATAATTTCCACTATTTACCTCTACAAGTATTCTAGCATCGCCCTCACCTTGACCACCTACTAATGCAAAATTTTTCTCTGATTTTGAATCATAAGTATAATCTGCTTTTTCTATATTTCCTTTATCCTCGCTAAACTCATATCTAGAATTTGATGATTGTGTTTCTGTTCGATCTAATCCTTGATAATTTTCATATATAAATTTCTTTCGCTTTAGATCAGGTATAATTCTGTGTGCAATAGTAGAGGTTTTAGAAAGTTTAAGTAAATAATCACCTATATTCTTATAAGTACATTGAAAAACAATAGAATTGGATTCTATTGCAGTTGTTTTTACTTCTAATTTAGAAAAAGGTGTCATTTCAGATAATATTTTTCTTTCACCATCTAATATTTTTCCACTAAAATTAATTCTCTTTTTTACAATTCTTCTTGTTAATATGCTTGATAAAAATCTACCGATAATAGTCGCCTCTACCTTTTTACTATCATCGGATATTTTAATACTTTCAATGATCCCTGCCTCAATAGCATCTTCACGAATAATTATATTGTCTTTTGCTAGAAACTTTTTAGTTTGATCATTAATTGGTATATGTAATTCAAATTCACCATAGTCATAGTATTTTCTTCGCCATCTTAAAGAACTAAAAAAATCTATAATACCTATAAAATTTAGATTTTTATCATATACATAAATATCAAATTCTGGGATCATTACACTGCCTCATATTCTGTTAAATATTCTATAACAGTTTCTAAACTATCAACATTTTCATCAGCATTATATCGATATGTGTTTTCACCATGATGTATTTGTAAAAATTTACTTCCATAAACCATTAAATTATTTATATTTTCTTCTTGTTCAGAACTAGCAGAAATATAGATAATATTTTTATTTTGCCTATAGGTATGGACCATTATTTTATCGCCTGCTTGCATTGTCTTTTCTATTTTCATTTCTTCCCTAGTATCAACATTAAATAAAGATGGATTAACTACGACATCATTAGCAGTAAATGTAATTGTCATTCCAAATTCAATATTAGTTGAATTAGTTATTGATACCATAGAGGTTTTATTTTTAGTACCAAACTTTATTCCTGTTGACTGTGGGATTTTTAGAGCGAACTTAAAAGCAGGTGACCATGTGGCCATTTGCAATGTTGTCTTTTCTATATCAGTAAAATAAGGTGTAGGACATATCAAAGATATTTGAAAAACTTTAGGATATCCTTTTTCATTTATCTTGATACTCTCTACTTTATAATTGATTTTTCTTTCTAGATCATCTTCATAATAATAAAGTGTTCCAGTTGTTTTTAAAGGAAATATGCGATAAAGTTTTTGCCTATTATTAACAAAATCATCTTTAATGATTCCACTTATAACAATATTTCTTTTTTCGATACTTGTATCTACATAATTTTCCCCAATTGCATAAGCACTTTTTATTCCAGTAACTGTGCCTATTACCTCATGAAGTCCCTCTACCTTTTCAAGATAAAAAGGAAAATCATAAGTAAAAGTTACCTTTTCATGTAAATGTGATTCACATACTAATCTTTTTGACATATAATTTCCTCCTATCCATGAATCAGCTTTTGATATTGAACTTCTTGTCGCCATTTTCTTCTTTCTTCACTAGGTGTTAATGCCTCTGGCGAATAGAAGTTGAATGTGTTGTTACCACTATTATTGGTACTAGACATTACTTCTTTACGATCTGTGCTAGTTAATGGTCTTACAATTGCCTTTCCATTCATCATTGTAATCATTTCAGGACTACCTGCCTCGGCCATTATTGCCTCACCATCACCGATAATAGATCCACCTGTTCTTAATAGTGGAATGTGTGGCACTTTCAATGGATTTTCACCCCATTTGTCTTTAAATGGTGAAATATTTAAAAATGAAATATTTCTAATCTTATTTAAGGCCTTATTTATCGCATTAAAAGGTACAGCTACTACTGTGTTGATTCCCCCAATAATTCTATTAACAACTGTCGTAAATACACTAGCAATTGAATCTTTGATACCAGCGAAGATCTTACCACCTGCAGAAAAGACATTTCTAACTTTTTGCCATGCAGTAGAGAATATATTACCAAAGAATGATGCCACAGATGAGAATACATTCTTTATTCCCTCCCAAGCATTAACAGCACCAGTTTTTAATGTATTCCATGCAGCAGTAAAAGCATTTTTTATTGGCATAATAATATTGTTTTGAATCCATGACCATACTGATGTTAATAAATTCATAATCGGTACTAAAACATTATCGTTTACCCATGTTGCAATAGTAATAAATATATTTTTGATAAATTCCCATGCAACTTGAATTGCTGTTTTAATTGCCTCAATCGCTGCAGTGAATGCTGTCTTAATTGGTGTAATAATTGATTCATTGATCCAATTAATCGCTGCAGTGAATAATGCAACAATCATTTCCCATAATCCTTGGATAATACCCCAGATTACATTTATAATACTTACTAAACTAGTATAAATACTCATAAAAAGATTAGTAAACCATGCTACGATTGGAGCAAAGAATTGTTTAATTGGTTCTATAACATTTGTACTGATAAATGAAACAATACTAGCAAATATTTCTTTTACTTTTTGAATAATTCCATCTACAAAGTTTCTAAATCCCTCACAATTATCGTAAAGTAATTTAAATGCTCCCGCAAAAGGATTAACAATAAATAAAAGTAATCCCTGCCAATTATTTTTTATGAAGTCTATGATTCCAGTAAAAAATCCTACAATTCCATCAATTACAGCTTTGCATACATTTTTTACATTTTCCCATAAACCAATCCAAAAGTTTCTAAACCATTCACATTTATTCCATAATAGAACAAACCCTGCAATGAGTGCTGCAATTGCTGCTACAATTAATACAATTGGATTCGCAAGTAATGTCGCATTAAAAGCTGCAAATGCTGTCCTAACCGTTTTTATAATTGCAACTAATTTAGGAACAATTGTCATAATAGTACCAACTGATGATATAAGTTTCGCTAATATGATCAGGAATGGTCCGAGTGCAGATACAATGGCCAAGACTACTAATACAATTTTTTGTGCTGCTGGATTTAAATTCGTTAACCAGTTTGTGAATTTTGATATTGCAGATATAATCTTATTTAAAATAGGCAATAAAATATCACCCAACTTAACACAAAGCTCGGTGACTGTATTTTTCATTTGAGTTATTTTAGCCGCAGTAGTTTCATATCGTTTAGATGATTCATTAGTTAAAGCAGAATTTTCTTCCCAGGCATTATTACTTATATTAACCATATCGGCCATCAATTCGGATGCACCAGATAATCTTTTCATTGTATCTGTTTGTCTTAAAGATGTAACTCCAAGTTCATCTAATATGATATTTAAGTTTTCACCGCCTGCTTTGGCATCGCCCATACCACCAACAACTTTTTGAATTGCTGACATTGCATCATTTTCCCAAAGAGTCTTAAAATCTTTAACAGACATTCCTGCAACATCTGCCCATGTTTTCAAACTATCAGTATTTAAAGCAACATCTTTATCAATTTTAGTTATAACAGCAGAGATAGCAGATCCTCCACCCTCGGCTTCTAAACCAACACTTGCAAGTGTCGTAGATAATGCCAACACTTCTTGTTCTGTTAATCCGACTTGTGTTCCAGATGATGCTATTCTTGATGCCATATTAACTATGTCTGCCTCTGTTGTTGCAGCATTATTACCTAATGCAACAATAGCAGCACCAAATTGATCTACAGTGTTTATATCAGAACCCATAATATTGTATAATTGAGCGATTGCTGTTGCTGCCTCATCTGCAGACATATTTGTTGAATCGCCTAATCTAACCATGGTTTCTGTAAATGCTAAAATGTTTTCAGTTTTTACACCTAATTGCCCAGCAGCCTCTGCTACTGCAGCAATGTCTGTTGAACTACTAGATGTTGCCTTTGATAGATCTAAAAGGCCCTGTTTTATTTTTGCAAGCTGTTCATCAGTACCATCTACAGTTTTCGTAACACCAGTAAATGCTGTTTCAAAATCTATTGCACCTTTAGATACTGCAGTTAATGCTACAGTAGATCCAGCACTAAACAAAGAAAGTTTTTTACCTGCTGATTCGATCTTACCTCCTACATCTTGCATCTTTTGACCGACTACCGCTATTTGTTGAGCTCCAACAGATCCGAAATTTTTTAATTCTGCAGTTAGAGATTTTAATTTATTTTCTGTCGCAACAATTTCCCTTTGAAAATCACGATATTGTTCTTCTGTAATTTGGCCCTTATCGAATTGCTCTTGCACTTGTATTTGAGCAGTTTTTAATGTATTTAATTTCTCTTTAGTATTAGCAATACTCTGATTTAATAGATCTTGCTTTTGCTTTAACAAAGTTACATTTTTAGGATCCATTTTTAAAAGACTATTTACACCTTTTAATTCTGATTGTAATTGTCTAGTTTTACTATTTACCTCCCCTAGTGCTTTATCAAGTTTGGTTGTATCGCCACCTATTTCAATAGTAATTCCTTTTATTTTCTGTGCCATTTTATCACCGCCTTTCTTTTAAAACTAAAAAAGAGGGCAACCTCTTTTATTCAGGTCGCCCGCTTTTATATTTATCTCTTAATTTCTTTCTGTCTGGTTCGGTTTGTTGCAATCTATAAGCATTTTGCAAGTATTCGATTCCATCTTCTGTTTGCATACAATTATAAATAACAGCTTCCCTATAATAAAATAAATACTCTACTAAATCTAGATTCTCGACCTCTAAAATAGAGATACCGCAGTATTTAGATACTACTTTTTCTCTATGACTAACTAATTTATACCCCACATCTTCATCATCCTGTTTAGGATAATATGGGGCAGTTAGTTTTTTGAGTTTTGTATTTCATCGACCCATCCAAAATAATTAATAAGTAGATCTTGTAATTCATCAATGTTGTGATTATCTTCTAACCACTCTGTTGTTACCTTGTAATTTTGTTTATTTTTACTTAAGGCCATTGATGTAGCAAGGATAATGTTATCAAAATCTTTCTCTGACATATCATCCTTAACACCACTTAATTTTAAGATTTTCTTTAACACCTTTAATTTTGGCGGTTCGACTTCTAAAATCTTTCCATTTTTTAGTTTTGTTTTAAAATATCTAGGTATGTATTGTGTCATATCAAACATATTTCATTCCTCCCTTACTTTTTAATTAAACTGTTTGATCGTTTTCGCTATTAGTAGCTGGTGTATATTCTTCTTGGAATATAATTAAAGTGCCTTCGTTGTCATTTGGAAGTGCTTTAATTTCAGCATCAATAACTGTTTCAGCATCTTTTGCGAATGCTAAAGAGAAACCTGCAGTATTTTGTCCTACAATAGTAATTCTTACATTTCCATCTTTTTTATCTTCATGAACAAAGTGGAAAATATATTGTTTACCATCGTTATTGTTAATACCACCGATTTTAATAGTTCTCATGCCTTTTTCTGCATCCTCTGTAATTCTTCCTGTTGCTACTAATTTCTTTAAAGTTTCAGCATTCCAAGTTAAGATTCCACTTTTAAATGTTACCTCTTCCTTTGTTAAAATTTGTTTTTTAACAATTCCTAGATCATCTTCTGCCTCATAGAATTCTGGTTTGTAATCCAATGATGCACCTTTTTGGATATAACCTAAAATATTACTTTCTTTTTCAAGATCAGTATTACTTGGAATTGTGCCTGTATATTCAACAGAATATAATTTACCACTACCTAAAGTAATTGTTTCCTTTGTTCTTTTACCCATGATTAAATTCCTCCTTTTTCTATTAAATTAAAATCATAAATGGTCATATACATCTGTTCAGATTCTATATATTCCCTATTTTGACTAATTTCTATTTCATCATCGTTATTAGAAACACTTAATATGTCATCTATAATGACTTTTTTTACTTTCTTTTCTAATTCTTGATCTATTTTTGATGTGTAGAGTTCTACAGAAACATCACTATCAATAATAAGATTATCTTTTGAAACTCCTCTCACATCTTTATCTTGATTAAAAATTAAATAAGGAAGTTTAGGAGGTTTTATAAAATGATTTTCTGCAGTAGGTAGATTAGTACCTTTTTTTAGAATTTCTTTAAGATCCATTTTTAATTGCCTCCTCTACTTGATTTTCATAATCTTTAACTGCTATTTGTTCATTCTTACTAATAAAAGGAAAAGCTCGAGTTCTTCCGCCATTTCTTGTTGCATGACCTTTTTCTAACAAATGGGATTTACGATATTCTGGATCTTTTACATACCAGGTATTAACTCTAGATCTTTTAGTTTCTAGTGTTCTTTTAGATGTAATTGCTTTAGCATAAGTACCTGTCCTTTTATTGGCATCTTTTTTAGTATTCTTTACTAAAGTTTTCATCACATTATCACTTATTTTTTTTACCTTTTCTGTAACATCATCACAATATATCGTTAGCTCCTCATTGATTGCTTTCTCTAGGTCACCTATTTTGATGCTATTGGCCATTAATGCTCTCACCAATAATCTTTATAGTTTTATGCCTTTGCATGAAATCATCAGCATCTAGAATGTTAAAAATAATACCATTAAAAATGATTCTATAAGATTGTGTATCAAATTGAAGTTTTTTTAATTCTTCACAATATCTAACTATAAATGTAAATTTATTTTTAGTTGATACAGCACCTGCAATTAGATATTCATTCCCTCCAGTTTTATTAACTTGTGCATGACAAGAATAATAATCACTATAGGAATCATTATCTTCATTGAGCTTTTGAATCTGAATCTTTTGATTTAAGATCATCCATATCCTCAACTTTCAATTGCAATATAAAATCGGCTTTTAGCTTTTCTATGGTACTATTTTCTTTTACTGTAGTAGAATTTCTGTCATATAGATCCTCAATGATTAAAAGAGCTAGTTCAATAGCTCTTTCATCATAGGGTGGATAGTTTTCACTTATTGCCCCTTTTAAGTAAGCATCGGCTACTTTTATATAACGATTTAATCTACTATTAATTGCGGAATCTGCAGTATCAATTCCTAATTCTTCTTTAACATTATCAGCAGTCAAGAATTGTGCTAAAGTTTTTTTTACCTCTGCTACTGCGGACATAATCTATCCTCCTAACTATACAGTTTGATCAGTTGAACTTGATGTTGCTGATGTTTCTTCACAATCAACACCAGTATAAGAGATATAAGAATATGCATTAACATCAGTTTGTACTGTGTCATATCCCTCTAAAACTCTCAAAGTAGTTTGATTTTTATTAAATGCATAATGTTCAGAAGTAGCAAATTCTAATCCATCTTTATCCATAAAATCACATCCTGCATCTGTTGCACCAACGAACATTGGGGCTTTTCCATTTACATTTTTTAATTCTTTATCAGAGAATACATAAATAGGCATATTTTGGAATACCTTACGAGATTTATTAGTAGGATCAATTTCTAGCATACCTCTACCATTTCTATCTTTTTGTTTATCCATTTCTGCAAAACCAGTTTGATTCGTAATAATTACTCCTGTCATTGCACATGATGGATCAATGTCTTTGTTAATATGTTCTTTCAATGCATTTAATCCAGTAATTGCTTTAGCAGTTTTTCCCTTTGCTAAAGTAGTAAAGATATCTACATTTTCAGTTCTAACCGCTTTTTTAACAAACCATTTATTTAAATAATTCATTAAACCTGCTTTTTCATTACCTGCTAGAATATTAGAGATATAAATTAATTTTCCTTTAAACTTAATAGCAAATGGTTTTTTCTCAAATTTTGGTCCATCTTCTTCTGTTACAGTATTACCATCTTCAAAATCAGAAAGTAAACCATCATCATCTGTCTCAAAATTAGTAGATCCAGATAGTGCAGTTGTTGGAACAACATTTACTAATCCTAAATCTTTTGCAGACATATAATTTCTTCTTAATTCACGAATAGCAAGTTGAACATCTTCTGGCAATAAATAATTAGTACCATGTGCATTCTCTGCAGTTGAATCAGATTCAACAATTAATGCCTTTTCTTCATCGGCCATTCTTCTACCAGTTACCATTTTAGTAACTGCTGCGAATCCATCAGCTTTCTTTTCTTCTTTAACTTCAGCAACTTTTTCTTCTGTTACTTCTTCTTTAGCAACAGCTAATAATTTTGCCTCTACTTCATATTCTTTTTGTAGATTTTCGATTTCATCTAATACTTCATTAGCTTTGTCAAAATCCTTTTCAGTTTGATAATTTTTTGCAATTATCGTTTTTTCTTCAATACTTTTTAAAATTTCTCGCATTTTCTTATTCATTTTACATTCCCTCTTTCTTATCTAAATTTTTTTTTGCGAAAATAAAAGACTTAATTGTTTTCATTTTTAATGAAATTAAGTCTTGTTCATTGAAATTATTATTTTTTGTTTCTTCTTGATCTGTTTCTGTATTTTCTTTGTTGTTTTCAGTAATAACCTCTTCATTTTCCTGATCTTCTTGATCAGGTCCATAATTTTTGGTTGTTCCTGCTTTTGGTTGTGCTGGAACTGCTACAAAAGATACCTCATATGCATCAGTTGGACTTTTTAGTTCAAAATAGCACATATTTCCATCATATTCTTTGCCATTCCAGTGTTCACACCATCTTTTCCTATTATCTGTACCACAAATAGAACATACCACCTCACCGATAGCACATCCAACTGATACCTCTTTTTTTATCCCTGCATCAATTTCAGTAATTAAATCTTCATTGCTTTTAGTTTTTACCATATAACAATGAGCAACTAAACTTGTATAAGGTTCTGCAGTTTTTGTACGACCGCTTTCTGTAATCAATTCAGTATCATAGATTCTAGCAACTTGGTTATCTGCTCTAGATGAATGATCCTTAATAATAGTTTTTCCAATAAATAATTCCTTTAACTTTTCTAAAGTTGATAATGGAAATACTTCAAAATCTCGATCTATTTCATTGTCACAGATTCTTAATTTAAAAGTATATATATCTTCTTTAGATAATGTTTTAAGAGCAAATTTATTGATTTTTTCTAATTCTTCATCTGTTAACTCTTGACTTTCAACAGCACCAGATTTTTGAATTAGCTGCTTATTCTTGTCCATCAGTATCACCTCCTCCATTAGCACTTTTTTGTTGGTACTGTGTTCCTACTAATTCAGCGGGAATCATTGCACCATTACCAATTAACTTATCTCCGCCTGCTTTGGCCTCTAAATCTAAATAAGCTCTAGCCTCGTTCGGAGTATATATAAAATTGGCAACACCTTTTGATAAACTCTCAATTTGAGTTTTTAGATCAGCTCTTAAAATAACTGATACATTAAATTTGAATTTTAAACCTCTTTTAATTTCATCAGTAGTTAAGAGCTTATATGTTAATTCTTCCTCATACTGTTTTAATATGAATAAAAGAGTATCAACATAGAATGCTAGTTGTTGTGCCTCTGCACTTGCATAACTACTTTTTGAATAGTCATTTATTTGATTTGGTTTTATACCAAAAGCACTTGCAATTTGTAAAGCATTATATTTTTTAATTTCCATAAACTCATTATCACCAAGTTTAATATTTAATGGATCTAATTTTGATCCTAGTGGTATAGGAATAATAGATTTTAATGCATCCACCTCGCCAGTAGCATATTTTTCTAGATTAGCAGTAAACTTTTTTGCACTTTCTTCATTTAAATTTCCTGTATATTGAAGAACTGCTTTTGCAGTAAAACCACTCTCAATTAACTTGTTAACCATTTCTTGCGATTTTTGACCGCCAGTAATAGTTGCTTTTAATTGCTCTCTTACACTTAAACCTTTAATTCCATCAAAGGAACTGGAAGTTTTAAAATGTAAAATTTCTTCACTAGAAAATACATATCTATGAGTACCAACTCTATATATGTAATAAACATCTGGTATATCAGACAAAATTTTTCCATCATCGTACCAAACTTCTACACTATCGCTCGGTAGTAAAATTAATTCTTGATCTTCTTGTTTTTTCTTATTAGTTATCCATACATAAGCATTACCATAATGATTACGATTCATTTCAACTGCAGCAAAGAAATCTGTAGAAGTAGTAAATCGATTCGGTCTAAATCTTAATTTTGCATAAAATGGATGATCTTTTTGTTCGATAACACCATTTTTATCAGATGTAGATACCAGTTTTAATGGTAGCTTTCCTAATGATTCACTTAATATTTTCAAACAAGCAAAATATGTTGCCTCGGACAATTCTTTTTCACTAACCCCATTAAGGTTTAGAAAATCTACTAATTGTTCCAAAGTAATCGTTTCTTTTTCTGTACTAGATGTTGTAAGTGTCTTTATAATCTTTTTGAAATTACTAAACATAAAATCTACCTCCTTTCTATTTATCCCAACCCATTAAGGATAAATAATCTTCCATATTTTTCTCTAAATCTTGGTTTTCGATGTCATTACATTTTTGATAAGCAACATGTGCATTAATACATGCATCAATTGGATCTATTCTCTTTGTTTTCGCTCCAACTTTCTTATCAATTTTAATTTCACCGAATGAGTTTTCAACGACTGCTGCATTAGAAAACGACCAAGCCAACAATTCGTTTTCTTGATCGTACTCGAATTTTTCGGATTTAATATTTAATCTCATATCAACTGTAGCATCGTTTAGAAATCTAGCAGATTGTGTGACCATTATTAATGGACATCCCAATTCTTCTAAATCTGCTAAAAAACCATCGGCATTGTGTGGATCATATCCACATGCCTGTGGTTGTAATTCATACTCACTTATAATGTCTTTCAAATGTTTAACTATAAACTTATAATCATTTTTGAAATCCATTTGTCCACCTGTTACAGTGATCAAATTTTTATTTGCCCAGATATCATATGGAGCAGTGTCGGTTTCGATGTGTTCCTCTAATCTACCTTTAGGCATAAATGAATGTGAATATGTATAAAAATGGCCATCATCTAAAGGAAATTCTAATGATAAAGTAGTTAAGTCGCCACCACCCGATAGATCGAGTCCGATATAACATTCTTTTCCTCTCATTGAATCTAACTTTTTATTTTTAGCACATTTTTTTAATTTATCTGGATCTATATACTGATCATCAGCATTTCTAACCCACATATTAAGACTTTTAGTCATAAAATCTCTTAATTCGCTACCACCCATATCTTTAGCAGTTTGGGCCTCAATAATTAATTGATTTAATCCCTCTTCATTACTTGCTAAAAATGGATTCGCTTTTATAAAATTTTTAGGATCGAATAGATTATCGCCCTTGTCTAAAGTATATATATCAACGAAAAAATCTTCTGCAGTAGCTGTCCCATTTAGAATATCTAAACAATAACTATCCATCTCATAACAAAATGAATTTAATTTATCGCCACGAGTGGTGATCATAGATACTAAAGTTTCATCTAATGCACGAGTTCCATTGTATAATGCCTTATAGATTTTATTATCTTTATGTTGGTGAATTTCATCAACTGAAATAAAGATACCTCTAAAACCATCATCTAATCCACCCTCACGAGAAAGTGCCTCAATGGTACACTGTGTTTCTAAAGCTCGAATTAAGGATTTATAATCATAAACCTTAAATTTTTCCGATAAATCTTCATCGGCCTGAATAAATTTTGCCATTTCTTCCCAAGCAATTTTAGCTTGTCTTTTTTTAGTGGCAACAGTAAATAATTTACCATAATTGTAACCGCCAAAACCTGCAACATAAGTTCCTATAATACCATTTTCAAAACTTTTTCCATTTTGCCTTGCTTTTGATATATAAGATCTTCTGAATCGCCTTTTATTTTTTTGATTTAACCATCCAAAACGACACCCTAAATCAAAATCTTGAAATCCTCTTAATTTAACCTGGATAGGTTCTTCACCCTCTGCAATAGTTAACATTTCTGCATATTCAAGAATTCTATTCGCCCTTTTTATATCCCAATGATAGGGAAATTCTTCTGTGTTTTGTCTTTCTAAATCTCTTAAATGTCTTTGACATGCTTGTATATGCGGTGTTCCCGCAATTACTTTGCCTGCGACTACTGCCCTAGCATATTCTGTAACTCTATCAATCATCTAAATTGTTACTAAACTTATCGAACTTATTCTTTTTTGGTGGTGTAGGATCAACAGGCACTATTAGTTTACATCTACTAGATATTGACAAACCTAAATCACCAGCGGCCGAACGACATTGTTTAAATAACTTATCTTGGATAGATATTAAACCATCTATTTCTGATACTTTAACATCCTTTTTTGTAATGATGCTATTTAGTTTTCTTGTTATCTTTAAGTAATTTCTTTTAGATAAAAGATATCTAGCAAGACAGTCCTCATCAAGTTCTGTCATTATATTTAAGGATTTTAATTTAACCGCAATCTCATCAAATTCTTCCTGTAATTTTTTAGGAAGATATGATGGTGCTTGGATGTCAACAAAAGGCACACTAATTTCTTGACTTTTTCTTGTGTTAATTTCTTCTTTAGTTAAGTGCTTTTTCCCTTTAGCCATAACTAAATCTATAGGTTGTTTTTGACCAGCCATGCGACACCTCCTTAATTTCTCGTGGGGAGTTTTTGCTACAAAATACTCACCTTGCACCGATATCCTATAAAACCTAAATACTTTTTCGACCACCCCTACCCACTTTATACCTAGCATACATAAAAAATAATGCTTAATAAAAAGATAAATAGTATCATTGGTCGTGATAAAGCAAACTCTTCTTATAAGGCCTTTAAATGCGGTCTAATAAGGTGCGGTTAAATGGCCAAGATTATTTACTTGATTTATTTTTCTTTGAATTACTTTTAGATTTAGTATCTGTTGTTTGTTCTTCTGATTCATCATCGTTAGAATCATCTGCATTAGGATCTTCATTGTTAGCATCGCCATCAACATTATCATCTGCATCTGAATCTTCTGGATTGCTATCAGTATTAGTAGCACCCTCATTAGTATCAGGATCAGTTACAACATCATCATTAGAATCATCTACTATTAGATCTTCTGTTACATATTCTTCTGCAACACCAGCATCAATTAAAGTTTGTGCTCTCTCATCTGATAGATAGATTGCATACATTGGATTACCCTCTGCATCTAATGGTGTAGGTTGTACCTTTTGATTGATTACAGAACTATCATATCTCTTTGTAATAATAACTAATCTCATTTGGTCCACCTCCTAACTTTAATTAGTAAATAAATTTATTTACTTACTTTATATAAAATAGCAGCAGCTAATTTATATACTTCTTTTCTTTTTCTTCTGGAATCTACCATGCATCTCATCGTGGTGTGCATGACATAGAGCCATCAGATTAGTGTAGTCTAGTCGCCTTTCCCATCCCTCTGGAGTAGATAACCACTTAATATGATGTACTTCTACAGCAACTCTTCGCTTATGTTTAGGATCTTTCTTGTGTAATTCCTCACATTTTTCACATCGATATTGTTGATCCTGTAGATACTTTTCTTTAAGTAACTTCCATTCATCAGAGTTATAGAACCTGGTATGTTCCTTATTTCGCTTATATTTGTTGTAATTGGCATCATATTTCTTTTTTGATTCTTTTAGCTGCTGTTCTCGATCTTTGTTATATTCATTCTGACACTTTGTACAATAAGTATAAGGATATGGAATAAGACTTCCACATTTTCGGCATATTTTCATTACCATATAATCGCCTCCTAAAAAATCATTAGAAAAAGACACCATTTCTGATGTCTTAATCACTATCATAAAAGTAAGGGGCGAACTCTTAATGTCTTTTATGACAATACCATAATAACACATAATTTTGTGACATTTCTGGCCAAAAGTGGCCAAAAAAGGCCAAAAGCGGCCAAAAGTGGCCATTTTTACAATCAAAAAAAATAAGCATTTTTAAAAACACCTATTTTTTAACAATTTCCATTAAGCGAATAGCGATATCGTGTAATCTTCTAATATGCCTTTCTGATTTTTTTAAATCTGCTGCAATTTCCTTATATGAATAATCTTCCAAATATTTATATTGCAAAATTAGTCTTAATCTTGAATCTTCTAGGGTATCTATTGAAGATTCTATCTGCGACCTTATATTTTCCATTTTTGCCATTTTTTTAGCAAGTTGATTTTGATATTTTTCCTTTTGTGCAAGTAGATCTACTATATCTTGCGGTTGACCACCTTTTGGCATGGCCGAAAAATCACTTGTTCTAATCCCCTGAATTTTTATCGTTAATTTTTTCAGTTTTTCTTCGATATTTTCCATTTCTTTTGAAATCCAAAAAAATTGGTTTAAAAATCTCTTTTTATCTCTAATACTATACTTTTTTTCTTCGTTCATTGCGACACCCTTTCCTTATTATTCTTTTATGGTAGATTTTACAATACTAAAGGGATGTCTTTAGTTAGCTCCTTTCATTAATTTTTAATTATTCTTCTGTATCTTTATTATAACCTAATTTATTCAATATTTCTATTTCATCGACTGTACATAAATGCTCTAAACAATCTTTCACATAATCAATAGTATTATTTACCATCTTTTCATAGTCATGATCTTCTGATGGTTCTAAAATACAAATATTAGATTTTTTTAATTTCTTATATGCTTTTTTTAGATCTTGTCGCATTTCTAACAACATATTAATCAATGTTTCTTTTGATAATTGCATTAATCTGGCATGAATTGATCTTCCACCAGATAATATATACCAATTTCTGCCTGTTAAATCATCATACTTATTCTTATAATCCAATAATTCTTGATATTCACTATTTTTTAATATTTTCATATTCAACCTCTTCTATTATTTCTATTTTGCATAATGTATTCCTACAGGGTACACTATCCCATTTTTGCCAATGTGTATTTGCACCATATAAATCTTCTTGATCTAGTGTAATAGGATAAAACTCATCTTTTTCGGTGTTAAAATCTCTCTCTGCTATTCCTAAAAAAACTCCATGTCTTTTATGATAAATCTTTAGTTTTGTTCCTTTTTTTATATCCATATCTGGTCCTCCTTTTCTCTATTATTCGATGCAAGATAATCACAATGTTATATTGCACCTATATTATCTTGATTTTTGCTAGTATTTATAAGGGTTTATACCTTATTTTTTATACATGATACTTTTTACTATTTTTTTAAAGAATTTTTGATAGCTTGTCCTAATTCATAATATGCTTTTTTTAATTCATAACAAGTATAAGAATAACTGCTTTTATATTTTTCTAAAATATCATTTATTTCGCTAGGATCCAAATCTGCAAACTCTAATTCTTCTCTTAATTGAATTAATGGATTCTCTGGTTTTTTAGATCTAATTGATAATAATATGATCCATGATAATGCAACTAATATTGCTAATATTATTTTCAATATCTTTCACTCTCTTTTCTTAATTCCTTATAGAAGTATTTATAATTATCTCTATTTAACGATTTAAGCATACTTACTAATAATTTTTCTTTTTCTACTTTTAAATCAACTTTTTTTGGTTTTTTTATACAAAAACCTAATTTATCAACCACACCAACATAATCAGGTATATCATGTTTTACCTCTTCGTATAGTTCTTTTGGCATAGCATAATAGTTATAATTCCCAACAAAAGTTTTTTTGCATTTACTATAAAAATCTTGTTTACTAATCTTTATTTCATAACACCTAAATATATCTTTGCTTTGATCGTATTGCATAAAATCACAAATTTCAGTATCGTATCGATCAACCAAGTAATTCGGATTATATTTACTAGGTTTCTTTACTTTAAATACAATTCCTACTTCTAAACAATTAAAACAATTCATTTTATGATTATTTCTCATTAGAAATTGTTCTATTTGTTTAGTTAAGTCAGTTTTTGCCATATTTTATTTTTTCCATCTTTGCTTTTTTCTCTCTATTAGATGTCATAGTATAAATAGATGTTGTTTTTATATCGGCATGACCGAATATATCCTGTAATTCATCTAGATCTATTCCGATTTCTTTAGCTTTTTTAGCAAATAAATGTCGCCATGCATGTGGGTGGATTTTATTAGGATTAATCTTTGCTGCTTTAGCAATTTTCTTTAATCGCCTCCAAATTGTACTATTATTTAACATCTGATTCGGTTTTACAGGACTAATAAATATATAACCAGATGTAATATTTTTTCTTTTACAATAATCTATAAGTCCTCTTCGTAATTCATTTGTTAAAATAATGGTCCTTTCTTTTCCTTTATTGAAAACTTTAATAAAATTACTTTCTGTTATTTTTTCTACTGTAAAGAATTTCAATTCTTCTACTCTTATTCCTGCGAGTGCAAATGATTCCATAATCCAATACATATCTTCCATATCTAATTTTTTTGCCCATCGCAGCATTCGTTTATGTTCTTGATCCCATATAGGATCATCAATAGATGTTTTTCTTTGTGTTTTAAACTTTTTTAAGGTGCAATCTTTATATCCTATATATTTTAAAAATTTATTTAATTCAACAATATATTTATTTCTAGAATTAAGTGCAAACTCTTTTTCTAAATATTCTTTGTAATCTAAAGTAAGATCTTTATTAATAGTAAAATCATCTTCTTTTATCCATTGAATAAACAAATCTACACCATGGCGATAATCTACTAATGTCTTTTTAGAATATTCATCTAATCGTTGTTGATTAATCCATTCATCTAATTTGACTTTTATTTCATCTTTTGTCATCGATTACACCTACTTTCTTTTTATTACTTATCTAATCCATTTTTATTTAATGTAAATATTGTATGTAGATCTATATATTGTATATTTCCTTGTTTAACTTTTCCACTTCTACAGATTTCAGATCTTTGTATATTTAAATCCAATAGTTTAATCTCATCAATATCGAATTGGTTTATATAATCAATTAATCCTTGTTTATTATTAGATTTTAATCCTAAACTTGCTTTTTTTGATTTATTGTTTTGATTGTAATTAATATATTTTTCAATTTTAGTTATACATTTTTCACAATAAATAGATTGATTTTCTACTAATCTCGACATAAAACTACTACAATTTCTAGCTGCTGCTGCAGTAGTTATTTTTCCATTATGATCTTGATTTTGTTTAAAACCTATTTCATAGTAGTTAATCGTTGCATCTTGACCACACATATCGCAAATATATGATATCTTTTTCATTGCCTATTAATACCTCCTATAAATAGTTTTTAATTTATAAAATCCGAATACTTTTATATATCTTTGTATTCTCATAATATCAAAGTCCATTCCTTTAGTTGTGTTTTCAAAATTATTATTAAAATATTGATAATATTTACTTGGATTATTAACATTATTAATTCTTCCAGATCTGTATGTAATTATATCGCCAAATTTAATATCTTTAATTTTCACTATTTACCTCCTTATTTAATATTTTTTCTTTTAATTCATACTAACTTGAATCTATCTTCATCTTACTATTGCTCTCTATATAATCAATAATTCTAAATAACAAACAAGTTCCATTTTTTAAATGATCTAATCCATCGTAAGCCTCTATTGGTGGATCAATTCTTTTGCCATTTCTTCCAATTCTGAATATAAGTATTGGTTGAAATAAGCCACTGCCAATCATATTAGTTGGATATAACATTTGTATTAACATCTTCCAGTCTTGATTTTCTACTTTCTTAACATCTGTTTTTATAACTCTCTCTATCTCTTTTGTAGTAAATTCATAATATGAATAACGGCCTCTTTTTTCTACATATTCTTTATCTTCTATTTTAAAGTTCATCGTTTCGCCTCTTTTCTCTATTATTCGATGCAAGATAACCACAATATTATATTGCACCTATATAAACTTGATTTTTGCTAGTATTTATAAGGGTTTATACCCTATTTTTTATGCTTGATACTTTTTACTATTTTTTTATTTATTTTCTTGCCATTTTCGACTATAAAAATATTGTTCAGCATCGCTTTCAGATGTCACATCGAAAACATAATGTAATTCATCTAAAACTTTTTCTATTTCCTCGATTTTATATCCTAAATTTTTTAAAACTATTACTATATAACCTCTTACACTGTCATTAGTCATTGTTTACCTCCATTCTTATCATCCTGATTTAAATATACTTTCCCTAGATATATTGCCATTGTTGGACTTTTCTCTGCCAATCTAAACTGTAAACTCCTTAAAGAGATTTTTCCTTTTGCTGCTTTGACATTATAAACTTGTTCAAGATCTGCATTATATACTTGCCTACACCATATTTTTAATTGATCTACAGTACAACCGAATGTCCCCGCAATTTCTCTTATATTGCACTGTAATGCACATAATTTCTCGAATACATCCTTTTTTATCTTAACTTCTTCATTCATTACTGATCACCACTAATTAATTCTGCTTTTTGATTAGTAAATGTTTCCCAGCGATCAACAATAACATCACAGTATCTAGGATCTAATTCCATTGTGAAACAGATTCTATTTAATTGTTCACAAGCTATAATACTTGTCCCACTACCTCCGAAAGTATCCAAAACTATGTCATTCACTTTGCTGCTATTCTTTATTTGATAAGCAAATAATTCAATAGGTTTCATCGTAGGATGATCTTCGCTTTTAGATGGTTTCTTAAAATCTAATACTGTAGGCTGTGATCTATCAGAAAACCAACTATGTGATGCTCCATCTTTCCACCCATATAAGCATGGTTCATGTTTCCATTGATAATCTTGCCTGCCTAAAGTAATTGCATTCTTATTCCATATTAATGTCTGTCTTAACTCTAAACCACTATTTTTCAATGCTTGTCTAAAAGTTAAACTTTCATTATCAGCATGCCATATATAGAACGATGCACCATCTTTCATATTATCTTTGGCTATAGAAAAGCATTTTGTTAAAAAGTCCAAGAAATCATTATCTGACATTTTATCATTCATTATAATTAATCCATCAGTTCTTCTATGCCTTTGTCTTGCGGTTTCTGGTGTGTCATGATTTCCTAAAGCAACATTATATGGAGGATCAGTAAGAAATAGATCTGCTTTATTATTATTCATTAATTTTGCTACATCCGATTCTTTGGTACTATCACCGCACATTAAATAATGATTCCCTAATTTGTATATATCACCATGCTTTGTTTTAGGTTCTTCTGGCAATTCTATTTCGTAATCATCTTCGATTACATTATCCAACAATTCTGATAATTCAAAATTGTATAAGTTCATATCTATATCGTGTATATTTTCTAATTCAATATTTAATAATTCTAAATTCCACTCTGCTAATTCAGCAGACTTATTATCCACTAATCTAAATGCTTTGATTTGCTCATCTGTTAAATCATCAGCAACTATGCAGGGGACCTCGGTTAAATTTAATTCTTTAGCTGCTTTATATCGAGTATGACCAGCAACTATTACATTGTTTTTATCAACAATAATCGGTATTTTAAAACCAAAGTCTTTAATAGATCTTGCAACATATTCAACCGCATTGTCATTATTTCTTGGATTATTTTCATACTCTTTTATTTCTTCTATTTTTTTACTAATTATTTGCATATTTCCTCCCAACTGTCCCCTATATATTCTTTTTAATCTTTTATCGTTTCTAAATGTTCTAATATGTATATTAAGTCATTTACAAAATCCATATTGAAGTTAAATGAAATTGTATTATTTTCTGTTTTATCATAATTAGTAACGATTACATCACCATTAAATCCAATAATGATTGCATAAAAGTGATAATCGTTTTTGTATTCTTTATATAATGCTGCACCCATACCCATAAACATTTTTTCTTGAAATCCTCTGCTTTTTAACTCTTCTACTTTTAATTCATCAGAGCATTTTGGAATAATGTGTTTTATTTCTTGAATGTCAACAATTTTAATTTTGTCATTCATAGAATGCACTAGATTTTCATCGTATGCTTTACAGTAATAATCGATTTTATTATCAATACTAGAATTATTATTTATGATTAATTCTGTTTCATCTTGATTCGGAATTGTTACTTTAATTCCTAACATATTCCCATTTTCTTTTATTTCTTTTCCTTTTTTTATTAAATAATCTCTATTCATTTTCGCCCTCCATTATTTTTAAATTATTTAATGCATAGTCTTTTATTTTTTTAGACTTTTCACTTCTTATTATTTTTGTATTATAAATAAATATTTTGTTTATAATTTTATTTAATTTATTAACTTTATTAACAAAAGTAAGAGTTATGGCCATAAACTTTTTATCGTTCTTAATTAGAACTAATTCGTTTTCTAAAATATCTATTTCGTTCTTTAATTTTCGATTTTCATATAATAGATCATAATATTCCTGTTCTAGATCCATAACTACTTCCTTAATTTGTTTCGTTTATCAATAACTTTTGCTATAAGGTGTCCTGTTTTTGTTAAATCCTGATCATCATATCTTAAACTTTTTTGATTCATTATTAATTCTTCTGATGATGAAACAAGAACCAGGTTATCTATATCGAAATTAAATCTGTTTCCATCAGCGAATATAACTTTATGACCTTTTGGAATCGGACCATAATGTTGTTCGTAAATAACTCTCTGCTTTGGGATCCAATTTTTATTACCCTTACCATCACAAACTTTTACATGAACATATCCTAAATCATCAGGTTTACTTCCACTATATCGCATACTTTCTTCACCAATATCCACAGCATTTAGCGGTTTATTACCTTTCTTAAATGTAGTCTTACGACTTCTAGCTTGGGCATCTTTTGACATATAATCATCCCATTTTTTACCTTTGTTAATTGGAATATTTCCTTTTTTGATACAACCATCATTTCGTGCTGGTTCAAATATAAAACCATCTCTTCTTTTAATTCTACTTTTTAAATTTTGAATGCTATCAGGATCGGTATTTAGACCAAACTTTTGATTTATTTCGTTAGATAGTTCTATCGTAGATTTTCCTTTATGATTTTTCTTTAAATACTCAATTATTTCCTCGTTATATTTCGAACAATATTTGTAATTAGATATTAATTTAAGTACTCTCTTTCGACTATTTATAGCAGACACAGTTAATTCAGTATTAAATTTCTGATTAAATAATTCTGCAATTTCTTTATTAGATTTTCCTTGGTGAATTTGAATTAAATAATTATCCCTTTCTTTGTTCCATACTCTTCTCATCTGTTCCTGCTCCCAATAACATCTTTGGTACTTCTTGTGCTACCGCACCATATTCGTTTTGTTCATGAATTGCTTTTAAAACAAGATTCCCATTATCAATTATTTTAGTTGCTATATCTGTTATTGCTTTGGATCTATTTATTTCTTCTATTAATTCATCACCAGTTAAATCTTCATCATTTAATCTCTCTAGCTGTTCAAATAAATGATCATTTAAGTTTACCAGTTTATTCTTTACCGACATATTACATGCCCCTTTCTTCTAAATATTTTGTTATTAATTCTTTATCTGTTGAATCAATAATCTTATTGTCATCTTGATAAGTAACCTTTACACTTCCACCATATCGATCATAAACTTCAAATGACTTAATTCCTCTGTCTAGATGATTGTTACTTATAGCTTTAGATCTAGTTACCCTTGCCATGGACCAGAACTTTTTTTCTCTTACAAATGCTGCAAAATCTTGTCGCCACTGCTTTTGATTAAAACTAACTACTAGTCTTTTAGCATCCCAGTTACTGTTATATCTTTTAGCCATATCTACACCTCCATTTACCTTAAATTTCTATATTTATTAACTCTTTTACTTTCCAACTTATCAATAAATGCAGTAAGATCATCTAATGTATTCCCATACTTTGAGCTTAATATTGCCTTATTGTTATTGGAAAAGTATAAATCAATATCTGTATATTTTCTGTATAAGGACCATTCTGTTACATAAGCATCTTGATATATAAACTCAACTTTTTCATTTAGATGATAAAGATCGTTGTACTTGTTTCTTATAATGCTGGATTTTTCTCGAAAATGCTCTGCCAATATCTTCACTATTATGCCTCCTTACTTTTACATACCTTTTCCCCTTTTTTATATATTTCCACTGCGATTCTTCATACAATTTCTTATACTGCAGAATGACATCACCGCCGATTCTATCCCAAAACTCCGAAAATGTATTTGATATTACTTTTGCAATAGATCTTGCTATATTGTAAATTTTATCTAATGTTTCTTGGATTTTTTCAGGATCCATTGGAAAATCTTTTATTTCTTTTTCTTCCATTTTAATCCTCCAATTTTTCTAATTCTTCTTCAAAGTAATTTCTGCAGTAAGGATATTTCAATGCCTCTGTTATACTCATTTCATCACATTGTTTTTTCACATTATAATCACATATTGACACCCCTACCATCATTCCCAAAAAGAACATGATAGCTGATATTATAAATAATCTTGCAAAATCTTCTGATGTTATTGCATCTGCAATACCTTGTAAAGCATTTTTAATCATTCTATCCCTCCTATTCGTAATACTCATATTCGCCATCATAAGAACTTACATTCGAATAATACATATCCCATAGCCACTCATTAGCAGATCTTTCTTCTATCCACATTTGATACCAATCATCAGATATCATTTTTTGTCTATCTATTTCTGCATTTAATTTGTTAATTTCTTCATCTTTTGTTTGTGCTACATGTGTTAAATCATCACTAATGCTGATAAATAAAGCAGTAGTTGCAAAGAATAAAGTTGTTAAAATAGATAAGATGGTTATTATGATAAAATATTTATTTTCTTTTATTATTTCGATTATGGTTTTCACTTTAATTTCCTCCTAACATTAACCATATTTTGTGGTGGGTGAATTAAAATTTTTCCATTGTTATATTCAAAATCTGTTAATTCTAAAGGATGATCATATTTATTTACTGCAGTAAAGCAAATCATGTATCTTTGATTTAAATATCCAATATAACTCCAGCATTGTAGATATAAATCATGTTTTGTTGGATCTAACATATCTACTTTTGTAATAATTGCATCGCCCACAACTTTACCAGTTCCATTTTTCTTTTTAGTTTCATAAAAATATATTTTTGTTTCTGGTTTAATAGTTGAAATAATTTTTTTTCTAAATTCTAGGCCTTTTTCTGCATTAAAAATCATTTCTAACCATTCAGGATGTATTGATAGCATTACACCTTTATCCATGTTTTACCTCCTTAAAAAATAGTAGGTGCCTGCCTACTATTCCATACAATAAACGATGGAATAGTAAGTAGCTTTTATTTGTTATATTCTTCAAGAATAATACGATTAATTTCTTGTCTTAAATCTTGTGTAATTGGATGGCATACATCCTTAAAACCATTAGTAGTTTTTCTACTTGGCATCGCTACAAATAAACCATTGTTACCCTCAATGATTCTTGCATCATGTATTGCAAAATTATCATTGATTACAAATGTAACATATGCTTTTACCTTTCCCTCGTTTTCAACTTTGTTAATAACAACATTTCCTATTTTCATTTTATTTTCCTCTCTCTCTAAATTTATTTTTAATTACTGTGGTAGGTGTTATTTTTCGCCTTTTAGCAAATTTTTTAAAATTTTAATTTTTTTTCTTAAATTGGTATTTTCTTTTTTATACCTATTAAGTTCTTGTGGTTCTTGTAATTTACCCATAAATGTTTTATACAATTCATCTTTGATAGTATCTTCCAGTTCTTCTACATGAAGTTCCAATGAATTTATTTTTTTAATGAGTTGTAATTTGTTTAGTTTAAATAAATCAATATTTTCTTTTAATTTACTCATCATCGTCCTCCTCGTTTCTAATATCAGGATCATTCAACCAATCATAATCAAATATCTCAATTTTTTCTTTTGGCTCATCTCTATGTTTTAAGGCCAATATTCGCAAATTATCTTCTGTGATATCCTTAATCGATTTTAGATCCTTACCTTTCCAGTTATTTAAGATACCCTCAACATAGTTGAATGTTCTTTTTCCATTCATAACAGCAATTTTAACTGCATATTCTATTATTTCTTGATCATATAACGACAACCAATGATTCGCTTTTTCATACTCTAGCGGTGATAGTGGCCGACCAAAATTACTCTCTATATATTCAAATAAGTTAGTAGTAGTTATAAGAATATTTTCTTTTATTTTATTTTTATTTTCTTTTATTTTATTTTCTTTTTCTTTGTATTCCGATTGTAATGCGGTCGCATTGTTATCGGTTTTCGGTCGTTCCTGTTTTTTATTAGCCCACCTTTTATTGGCATTTTCTTTGTTTTTCCTTGAAATTTCGTTAATTTTTTCTAATCGCTGCAGAACACTTTTTGAATAGAAACTTTTTTTATTCTTTTTAAAGAGATCATAGTTATCAATTATATCTTCAATTAATTTTTTTTCGACTCGTAATTCATAAGCTAATAAATTAATCTGATCTAAATCTAAATATCCATTATTTTCATAAAGACATTCTACTATGCACCAGTAAAGGCCGATGCCACTCATTCCGAGATCCATATTGACTTTTTTTAGTTTAATATCATTTCTCGCATTAAAGTCGTGTGAAAAATAGTTCTTCAATTTTTTAATTTTGCATCGCCTCCTTAATTACCCATTTGACAATTACTACCTTAAAATGTTATAATTAAGGAGTAAATTTATGGTAGATTTACAATTCGATTTATGAGTTGATGTTTGACTTATAAATCTTTTTTTATTTCTTATTGATTTCATCGTTAAAATAATCAATGATTGCACCTCCAATAATAAATGCTAGAATAAATGTTCCGAATCCGAACCAAGTCCATTGAGCTGATCTTCCATTGATCCAAGGTTGTATAGCAATCATATAAAAATCATGTATAATCAATGCTGCACATAATAGTAAGATTATTATTAATGCTACATTTTTCCATTTAATTCTAATTTTTTTCTTTTTCATAATAAGTTCGCCTCTTTCTTTAATTTTTAGATGAATAAAGTAATTTAAAATTGTTATTTACTTGATCTATCATCTTTTTGTATTCCTCATCAGTTTTAGGATTTGAAACTTCAACGATGAGTTTTTTTCTCTTTTGATCTTTTAGGGTGTTATCTTCATGAATGTTTTTTAATCCTTGACCATTTTTATGATCTTGCATCGACACCCTCCTAATTTTCCGAATCATTTCTATACATATTTTCATAGATAAGTTTAAAAAAATAATATATATCTAAATTGTAATAATCTAAAATAATTACAAGTTTATCAAGATTTTGAGTAACAGATCCTTTTTCATATCTAACCAAAGTTCCTATATTTATTACTTTATCTTTGTTTTTCTCATTGATTCCAAGGACTACTTCTGTTTGAGATTGACCAGATTCTGCTCTTAACTTTCTTAATTCTTTAGCAATATTACCTTTTAGATATTCTATTTTGTCTCTCATCGTATCACCTCCTACGATCCAATCATACTATACAAATTTTCATAAGTCAATATAAATTATACATATTTTCATAAAAAACTTGTTTTTGTGTAAAATAAATATTATAATATGTATAGATTGGAGGTAATCTATGAATAATTATTTTGCTAAAAATTTAAAGTATTTAAGAGAAATTAGGGGATGGTCCCAAAGTGAATTAGCAAGACAAACTACTAGAGTATGTGAAATATATAATAGAGATTTACCTGATGACAAAAAGATAAAGCCAATTACTCAAGCATCGATTGCGAGATGGGAAGCTGGCGAAAATTCACCAAGTATAGATAATTTAGTAATTTTAGAAGAAACCCTTTTTGTGAAATTACCTGAACTTATTGGTAGTGACTTACAAACACAAGAAAGAAAAGAAATAAAATTATCTAAAGAAGAGGAAATGAAATTGCTAAAAGATGTTCTTAAAAGAAAAGGTTTATTGGATGATAACGAAGAATTAACAGAAGAAAATTTTAATAAACTTATAGAATTTGCAAAAATTAATAAAAATTTTATTATGAAAGATAAATAAAGAATATCTCTTAAAAGAAATATTCTATAAAAATAATATAATATTCAATGTTGACCTTTTTTCGATTAAGCTTTTTGTATAATTTCTTTAAATACATTAACAATTCCCCCTTTCGGGGTCCTATTATAAGTTTTAATGTATTATTATACCAATCATTACAAGAAAAATTATAAAAATATCCCCAAATGTATGTTTTTAGGATCGAAATGTAAATTTTGGCAATTAAAACATATATTTATCATAATTTAGGAGGTGTGATCATGGGATTATTTACTACAAATCAAACCAATACGGCTAATTCTGTATATGAGGAAACTAAAAAATATTTAAAAGAAAAAAATGGAAATGTCCATATATTAATGATTAACAGTTTTAGTAAACTAGGCAACCAAGTATTTGGATGTGAAGATAAATATACAACCCAATTAAATGTTATTTTAGATGGATTACAGAATGATGGATATGAGATAGTAGATGTTAAATTCAACTCGTTAGTAGGACAAGGAATCATGGGAAATCAAGAGGGATTTAATACTATGATCTTATATAAATAA